GGGGCCAGCGGCCCGCCGGTCAGAGGCGACAGGATCGAGTTGATGTTGTTGATGATCCGATTCAGCGTGCCGGTGAGGTCAGCCGGGTCCTGCACCCCCGTCACGGGCGGCACCACGGCGGCCATCGCGCTTCCCGCCCACAGAAAAACCAGCGCGGCCAGAACCCGGATCATAGCGTCCTCCTCGAAGCGTTCCCGCTATAACACATCATTTGGTAGGTGTCGCGCCGATATAGGAGGCAAAGTACCCCTCCCATTGATCCCGCATCGCCGCCGCCGTCGCTCGTGCGGCCTCCGCATCCTTCTTCGCCAGCGCCAATTCCGCCTGGAGCGTCAGGATCGTCATTTCCTTTTGCCCCATCACTTGCAACAGGATCGCGTCGCGGCAACGCAGCGAGTCGATGTCCGCACCGCCAATCTTGGCCGACGACGGCCCGCGCTCGCACGGGTCCGCGGCGAAAGCCGGCGCAGCGGCAAGGGCGATGGCAGCAGCCAGGATCAGGGCACGCATACCAGCGCCCCCGCCACGGTCTTGAGGGTTGTGCAATTCGCGTAGGGAAAGGAGTCGAGGAATATCCCCGACGAGCCTTTCGTCCTCAGCGTCAGACCGACATTGGTGTCCGAGCCGGTGGCGAATATAACGGGATCCACACCCGTTCCCCCGGCTACCGTCTCGATGTAGTTCGCCGGGGCGGTGGTGCCCAAGGCGTAGAAAATCGGTAGTCCTGTCGGCCCCTCGACGATGGCGGCGATGGTGTTCTGCGCGAGCCTGAAGTGGAAATCGCCCGAGGTGTCCGTATACATCGAAGATGTGCGGCGCACCGAAGCGTCCCACGACTGAAAGGCGAATTGCTGGGAAGCGGAATTGGGCGCCGGCCCCGTGCTCCCGACAGAGGCGAAATTGACCGCCGCGCTGTCGCGGACCTGGATCGCCGTCGTCCAGGGGATCGAGGTGCCGTCGAGCGGCAGGATGTCGATCGCCAGCGCGAGCGCAGGCGCCACCTCGCTTGCCCCCGTGAACTGCAGGCCGAAAAGCGATCCTGACGGGGTGCCGGCACCCTTCTTCATGATGTTGAAGTCGAGTTCGATCCCGTTCAACTGCCCGAAATCGTGTCCCAGCCCCGCGTTCGAGACGCTGCTGACCGGCTTGTCGGTGTTCGACAAGACCGCGTTGACGCCGTAATTGCTCGCCCCGTCGACGCTGGTGCCCAGTGACGCGAAATATCCGACCGACGAATTGCCGCTGGCGCTGTTGCCGTTGCGCAGATAGGCGGAGAACGTCGTCGAGGGCCACGGCGTCTCGGTGAACGTGTTGGGCACGACCATCGACGAGACGATGCCCTGGACGACGCCCGCCGGGATTTCGTCGGCGAGCGCATAACTCCCGATGTTCAGCTTCACGATGTCGGCAGGGGTCGAGCCGCCGACCGAGGGAAAAGCCTGCGACCACGAGAACGGCAGGTTGGCGCAGGCGTTGAGGGCGTTGAAGTTCGCCATGACCGCCGCCGCGTCGGCCAGCGTCGCGGGCGTAATCGTGAAAGGAAGGGTGCAGGCGGCGTGCGCCGCGCCTGCAAACAGAGCGAAACCGATGGCCGGCAGAAGCCGTCTCACGATGTAGCCAAGGCGCTGATAACGCATGTAGAGGTTCCCGACCCTGACATTTGCATCCGATTGCCCCTCGGCCAAGAGGCTCCCCTGCTTGAAGACGAGCGGCTTCGGCCACGCCACAAGACGCTGCCGGTAGATCACCCCGCTCCCGTTCCAGATTGCCTCGTTCCAATTAAACTGGTTCCACAGCGTCGCCGTTGCCTCGCCGGTCACACTCGCCCGGGCCAGCACCTCGCCGAAATCGCTTATCATCGCGAGATTGGAAATGGCGTCTTCCGTCAGCGAGCAGGCCAGCGTCGTCTCGTTGAGGGCCACCATCGACAAATCTCCGCTGTCGGGCAGGAGGCTCGTGCGATAGGCCCAGGAGAGTTGCGCGTTGCGCTCGATGAATGTCGGATCTGCATCGCCCAGCGGCTCGGGGTCCGAGCGGTAAATGGTCCCGGTCTCCCCGACAAAACTCATCAGGAACGTGCCGCGCCACGGCTGGATCAGGGAGGCGGTCGAGGTGTGCGGGCCGGTGAAGATTTGCCGGGTCAGGTCGAACCAGTATTCCTGGTAGGCATGATCCGCCAGATGGTTCTGCGTCGTCACCCGGTACACATCGGCATTGGCCGCCGCGCAGATGCGGGATTGCTCGTGGGCATTGATGAAAGGCTGGGTGATGCCCCTCCCCGCGTCGCCGATCACCTTGGAGACCGTGCCGTCGAAATTGATGCGGCGCATCCCATGCGGCGAGACAAAGAACGTCCCGCTATCGGCCGGCGAGATGGAGAGCGGCGCCTCGGTGCCGGTCGCCACCGGCAAGACGTTCATCCTGAGATTGCCCGTCACCTCGTCGCCGGTGATTTGCTGCATCTTGGTCGCGCTCTCAAAGGCGATAAGGGCCTGGACGATGCCGCCGGTGAGTGGGGCGGACAGCATCAGGGGCGCAATCGCCGTGACCGAGAGACCGTCGTTGGTCGTCAACGCCTGCACCCCGAGGCTGTTCGAGCGCCGGCAGGGAAGCCCGCTGTCGCTCCAGGGAATGCCGTCGAGACCGTCCGCAAAATACGCCCGCCCGTTCATCTGGGCCACCCCGAGCGGCACCGAGAGAAGCGGGTTGCGGTCGCAATCGCCCGCGCCCCACAGCGGCGAGATGACCGAGTTGCTGAAGGTCACGGCATGAGCGACCAGGGTCCCCGTCGCCGCCTGAGACATCGTGACCTGCGTCGCGCTGTCGATCGAGGAGACGGCGGTGCCCGCCGGGATCGCCACGGCGCCATCGGAGATCGTGTCGCCAACCCGCACTCCGGCAATCGAGGCCAGATTGTCGAGCGTCGTGTTGCTGTGCGTGTCGCCGGTCGTCGGCAGCGAGAACGGCTTGGTCGAAGTGCCGCCGGCGACGATGAGGTTCTGCTGGTCGGCGGATCCGGTCGCGGCCTGGCTGAGCGTGATCGTCGCCCCGGTGAAGGTGAGGTTGGTGCGCCCGGTTTGCCCGGCGAGCGAAATCCGGTCCATCAGGAGCGAGAAGGCGGTGAACGTCAGCGTGACCCCGGTCGCGGTCGCGGTCGCCGCCTTGTTCATGATGACCCGCGTGCCCTGGAAGCGGAAATTGATAAACGCGGCCGTCACCGTCGATGCGTTCGAGATGACGACATCAACGCTCGAAAAGGTGATTTCGGAGGCGACGACAGTCTGCGAGGCCGGCTGGCTCAGCGTGACCTGCGTCGGGCTGTCCACCGAGACGACGACCTGCTGAAGATCGACGCCGAACCCGGAGACGTTTTGCCCGGCCTTGACCCCCGTGGTGCTGACCAGGTTGGTGACGATGAACGAGCCGGCAACGATGTCCCCCGCGGTGACGAGCGAAAACCGCGTCGCCGACTGGACGCGGGTGTTGGCCGGAATGCCCTGGCCCGAGACGAATGGATAGGCCACGAGGTTCACCGGGTCCCCGTCGCGCAGCGTGATCGTCGTCGTGGAATCGCTGCTCCCGGCGATGAACTGATCCGATGTCGTCACCTGGGCGATCCTGGCGCCCGCCGGAATGCCGGTGCCGGTGATCGTCTGCCCGACCGTCAGCGTCAGCAGGTAGGGTATCGCGTCGAGTTCGATCGTGCTGTGCGTGTCGCCGGTCGTCACGATCGGCGTCAGCGTGATCGAGGCGACGGTCGAGCCGAACGCGATCCCGAGGCCCTGAACGGTTTGACCGACCGCGATCCCCGTGAAATCTTCGAGGAGATCGATGAGCGGGCTGTCGAAAGCAACCTGCCCCGAGGTGTTGAGGACGAACGCGGAGGTAGTGACGACGCTGGTGTTGGCTGCGATGTTGGAGCCGGTAATCGCCATCCCCGGCTGAATACCGAGGATCGAGGGATTGCCGTCGATGGTCGTCGTCGTGTGCGTGTTGCCTTGGGTCAACTCGGTGAAGCCCGAGACATCGAACCAGCCGAACTTGACCGTGCCGCCGGGAAACCCGGGATGGGTGACGATGATCCGGCTGGCAACCTGCGCCAGTATCGGCGGCGTCCAGGCTCCGCTCGATGGCGGGCTCGTCGGCGAGTTGGCGTTCGTGACGCCCGCAACCGTCAGGAACTGCATGGTCGCCATGTTGAAGCACCAGGGTTCGTCCTTTCCCGAGTTGCGCGCGGTGGCGATGGTGCCGAACACGAGGTCGCCGACGACCAGCATGCCTGAGACAAACCCCGGCGAGGAAAACCCGCCGGTGGTGAAATTGATGACGATCACGGCGCCCGGGCGGCACACGAAGATGCGATCGTTCTCCGGGGCGGGGATCAGGTTCGTGAGGAGGCGCATCGCGCCGGGCGGCACGTTGGTCCCATCCACGGCGTCGCACACGCCGCTCGGCTGAAAGGTCAGCGCCCTCGAATTGCGGATCGACACGAGATCACCAGCCCGCAACCTTCGTGATCTTCAACCGCGAGCCCGAGCCGGGGCCGTAGCGGCTCGCGTCCAGCTGCACGGTCTGCGCCCGGTTCGTCTTGTCGTCCGAGAGATCGAGGTATTTCCTCAAATCGTCGCTGGCGCGCATATGAAGCTCGTTCGCCCTTGTGTCGTCGCTCGTCTCCATCATGCGCGAGGCGGTCTCGCGGATCAGATAGCCCTCGTTCGGGAACCACGGCACTTTCGAGGTATCGGTGATCGGCGGCATCTTGCGCTGGTAGCGGATCGTCACCGGATAGGGGCCGACCGGCGGCGGGTAGACATAGGCCACGGGCGCGATCCCGAAGAAGACCGAGGCCGCGCGAATGGATTGCGTCGACATCTTCGAGAGCGTCAATTCCCACGTCTCGAAGCTGATGACATCGCCCACAATCGCCTGCGTTGCGTTGACCGACATCGTGACCTGAGTCGCGCTATCGACCGAAAGAACGATGGCTCCCGCAGGGATGGCCGCGAAACCGGCGTCGCCGATAGCCATGCCGGGCATGACCCCGGTGGTCGAGGCGAGCCCCGTCACGACCGCGCTGCCGCTCGTCGTGGTCCCAGTCGTGTTCAGGACAAAGGGCGTGATGCTGTTCAGCACCGTGCCGGGCGTGATTCCCTCGCCCGCAACGCCCAACCCGGCATAGAGCCCGGTCGTCGTGAGGATCGAGGAGAGAAGCGCGGTCGAGGTGCCGTTGAGCCAGAGCGTCGTCGAGAGGACGATGCGGTCGGTCAAGGGGCCGCCCATGTCGGTCGCGATGACCGAGGGGATGCCCTGCGCGTCGATCTGCGGGTATTGGTCGAAGCGCCCGAGGTCGACCGGCACCAGCGGCATCGGCTGGCCGTTCGGGAAAGCTGGCGCGGGGTAGAGAAACCACGCCGAGCGGGTGACGCCCTCGGCCCCGGACGATCCCGAGGTCCGCAGGTAGTCGAGCGGCAGCGGATAGGGGCCGCTGCCGAACATCGTCACGAGCGCGGGGTTGAAGTTGAAGGTGAAGATGCCGCGCGCCAACGCAAAATCGTGCTGCTCGGCGAGATCGGACAGGACCGCGTTCAGCGCACGCAGGCATTGCGTTTCATAACCGATCGACTTGGCTCGCTCGTTGGCCTCCTCGATGATGGCGGCTGCCGTGAGCACGCCTACTCCGCCGCTTCAAGCCGGTCGTTCGCTACGGGGAACGGTTCGGGCGGCTCATCGCCCGCAATGATGGCTTCGAGATAGGGGATGCGAGCCTTGGCTCCCTCGATCTGCCCCTCGATCTGGAGGATGCGCTGGTCATGCTGCGACAGCGCGTTGACATCCTGCGGGTTGGGATCGACTTTTTGACGGCGGTTGACCATGAGCTGCGCCTCACGCGCATCCATGCGCGCCTTGTGTGAGGCCAACTCCATCTTCGCCTTCTTCAAGAGTTCCCGGTTGGCGTGGAGGCTCTGCTTGACGATCGGCAACTCCTCGAACGCAGCCTGCCGCCTGAAGGCCCGGCCAACGATGTCGAGCCGCTCGTTGAGCGCCAACTCGGGGATCAGCGCGTCGGCAGCGATGACGAAGGTGAGGCCCTTGTTGTCGGGCGACAGCGGGCCGCCGAAGGTGATCTGCATCCCCGGGACTTCGACGCGCTCGACGATGTTCTTCTCCTCGTCGCTCATGCCCGCGCCCCATAGCTGACAGAAAGGGCGCCGGCGCTGAGCATGCGCTGCTCGTTGACTTTGTCCTTGCCCTGGAAATTCATCTCGTTCTGCCGGGCAAGCCAGGCCATCGAGCGATAGCTGAGGTATTCCGCGCGGGTGGCGGTCACGCGCTGACCATCGTAGAGAAGGCGACCATCAACACGGTAGCCGGCGTCGAGGACGTGCCCTCGGCCGTCACGCTGCATCTCGACCGTCCACGACACCTTTTGATTAAGCCAGCGCTGGAGTGCGGCCTCTGCCGCATCCTCGGGCGAGATGAGCCCCGCAGCAGTCTTCGCATGGCGCGAGGCACGCGCCGCGGCCTGCTTCTTCGCGACCTCACGCCGCGCATCTTTGGCCTTCTTGACCTCGGCCTCGTAGATCGCGCGCAGTTGCGGCGTCGATCCGTCCGGTTCGGTCAGGAGTTCGCGCGTCTCGGGATCGAGGTCGGCGAGGAAACGCTCGAACGGATCGGACATTCCGACCTGCGGCGGCTCCGAGACGGCAATCTCGTCCTCAAACTCCGGCATCTGCCCGCCGTCGAGCGGCGGCATGATCTCGGGCTCGGGCTCGGGAGGCGCCGCCGCTTTGGCGATCTTATTCGCGGCGAGCCGCTCCTTCGCCTTGCGTGATGCTTCCGCCCGCTGCTCAGGCGTCCATTTCTTCGCCATGAAAACTCCCTAGCTGTGGACCCAACTCGCGCCAGCCGCAGCCCGCGCGGTCACGAGGATGACGCCGCCGGTCGCCGGGTCATAGGCAACGATGTCGCTCGGGTAGAGCTGAAGCGGCCCTCGGTTCGGCACGTAGAGGATGCCCTCGCGCACAAAACCGCCGAGCCCGCTGAGTTGCGCCTGCGGGTGGCGCGAACTGAGATCGTCGAGGATGTTGTTGTTGATCGTGCGCACGTCGGCCTGCGCCACGTTCGTCGTCCACACGAGTCCGATGAGCGTGTTCGTGGCCGCGGTGCCGATGGTGATTGTGGAAATGATGGCCTCCTATGGCGAGCCTGAGTTCCACGCATTGATGGTCGCGAGGTTCGCCGCGGTGATGAGCGGGGTGCCGCTCGCGCCGGCCAGCGTCGCCGCCGCGTTCTGCAACGCGGTCAGGATGTTCGCCAGCGTGATCGCCCCGTTGGTGCCAGGCACCGGCTCGGCGTCCTGGAAGTAAAGCATCTGCGACTCGGGCATGATGATCGGCAGCTGCGACTGCCCCTGGCCCGGGTTGTTCGACTGGTTCTGCTGAACCTGAACGGCCGTCATGCCGCCCTGCACCTGGCAGAACCGCACCTCGACCTGAACGATGACGTTAGCCATGTGGCTCTCCTGCCTATGCGAAGGTTCCGGTGTTGCTGGCGGTCGTCTCCAGCCGGCAGACGTAGCGCTGATCCTTGATGACCCAGCCCTCAAAGACCTTCCAGCCGATCGAGCGCAGCTGGTTGTGCGGGTCCGACTTGTCCGCATCCATCAGCCGGTTCCAGCTGACGCCTTCGAGCTTCAGGCAGGCAAAGGAGTTCTTGCCGAAGATGAAGGTCGGGTAGACGGTGATGCCGGTAGCCGGCGCGGCAGGCGGTATCGCCATCGAACCGATGTCGGTAATGACGACGGCGGTGCCGGGCGCGATGCCGATTGCCTGCCCTTGAAACGGCCCCGAGGACGGCCCCGAGGTCGTCACGCCGAGATTGGCGGGCGCCGCGCCCGAGCCCACGCCGACATAGACCGCATAGGTGAAGCCCGGCGTCGAGGGGACCGTCACGTTGATCCCGCCAGTCGTGACCGAGATGTCGGTAGAGACCTGGTAGATGCGGCTTTCGTAGAAATTCTGGTCGTCCCAGCCCGTGACCTGGATCGTGTAGGTCGCGGTGGTGAGGGAGCCGACTCCGTTGGTGCCGTTGACCTGCGCGACCCCGGTGAAGGTCGGAATCATGTTCGACTCGCAGAACGTGATCCCGCCCCAATACCCCATCTCGTTGATATAGAGCCGGTTGATGTCCGAGCGCTGCCAGGCGGTGACGACGGTCGGGTTGTTGCGCAAATCCTCCAGCGGGAAGACGCTGCCGATCGCGACGAGGTGCTGGACGCCCTTGATCGTCTTCTCGGACTGGCGCGCGGTGTAGTCGATGGAGCGCTGCACGTCCTCGCCTTCCTGGCCGTTCCACAGCCAGACGCCGAGGTTCTTCATGTTCGCCATCGTACGATTGACATCGGTCGGGTTGAGGTTGTCGCCCGCCGCAAGCGAGGCGCGGGCGCCGACCGAGTTGGCGTAGTTGACCTGGGTTCCGCCCATCAACGCAACGAAGCCGTTGCGTTCTTTCATCTCGGCGAGCTGCATCCCGAGCATCCGGGAGCCCTCGCTGATGAGACTCTGCTGCGTCGTGATGAGCGAGACATCGGTGAAGACAAGGCGGCCCGCCCATTGCACAGCGGAGCCCGTAACCTGGGTGAACGACAGCTGGTTGGCGGGAGGCGGCGTGCCCTCCGCAACCGGCGTCTGCGGCAGCGGCAGGCGGGACCAGCGGATCGCCGACCAGGTGACGCCATGCCCGTGCTGCATGGTTTCCTTGTCGGCGAACTGGTAGAGGATCAGGTAGCGCTGGGTTTCCTTGAGCGCGCGGCTCGCGATGACCCGGGTCGTTGCGCCGGCATATTGTGAACTGACATTGACGGTTGAAGCCATCGACTTACGCCTCCGCTATGCGAAGGCCGAGCCTCCGCCTAAAAGACTGACTCGCCTCGTCTGATCGCGTCCTGAACCAGCATCTCGTCATGCTCGATAGAGCCGGGTTGCGGCCGGCGCGCTCCGCGTGCCGCATCGCCGCGCGCTCCGGTCGGCTGCGTCCGCTGACTGGCGACACGGTTCTGTGCCGCGCGCTGCTGGGCCGGGCGGGCGCGGTTGCCGCGCGCCTCCATCTCCTTGCCGAGCAGCAGGTAATAGGCGTCCTCGCGCCCGATGTAGAAACCGGCGCGGCGCTGCTGCTCCCGATAGGTCTCGACCCGCTCGCGAAAGCTCTCTCGGATCGGCAATCTGGCACAGGAAGCATCAAACCTCGTCTGGTCGGCCAACTCTTGCTGCTCGTAGCGCAGCTGCTGTAGCGCCGTACCAACCTGCTGCTGCCCGCGCTGCATCAGCGTCTGGTACGCCTGCGCCGGAGCCATCGTCTCCAGCGACAGGTAGAACTCCTGTTCCGCCCTCGCCGCCGCCTGCGGGTCCACCTGCCGCGCCGCGGCTCCCTGCTGGAACCCGCGCAACTCGGCGATCTCGCGCTCAAGCGCCGCCGTCCTTGCCTCCGCCTCCTGCGCCCGTCGCCGTTGCGCCCGGATCGTCTCCGATCCGCCGCCGCGCCTGGGCTGAGGCGTTACATCATCATGTCCCGTCCCCGCTTCGATCGGGTTGCCGTCTTCATCGACTTCGGTTTCGACCTCGATTTCGACAGGGTTGCCATTGGCATCGACTTCGAGATTTTCATCGACTTCGGTTTCGATGTCTTCCGTGCCAAGGTCAATCTCCCCCTCAACCGGAACGGTCTCGCTCCCGGCATCCGGGGCGCTTGTGCGTGCCATCTTCTCTCCTCGGGGAGCGTTCCCCCGCGCGCTGCGGACTGCGATCGACCGCTCGTCCTTTGCCTACAACGGCGAATTTCTCAGGATGTCAAGCGCCTTGCGCCTGAAGCGATCAAGGCTGCGGTGGTTTTTACCGCCGGGCTTGATCCATTTTCGCTTTCTCTTGGACGCGGCCAAGGCGTTGCTGTCGTCTCGGAACGCCTGTGTTGCGGCGGCATAAGCTGTCGGGCACCGGGTCACGCCATACTGAGCGATGAACCGGGCGATGTCGTCAGCCTCGCCCATTTGAATCCCACTCCTCGCTCAGATCGGGGATTGCCGCCCGAAACCACCGCCCGCCACTTCTTAGGTTGAAGTAGCTGATGTCCTCACCATTAGGTGTATAGGACGCGATCCTATCAGCGTCGTCGCTCTTTTCCGACGATGGGCGTGGAAGATCGGCAGGAGCCGGATAAGCGTTTTTCAATTTCGCCTCGGCATCTGCACGAC